CTTGAGATGGTTGGTGATGCGGCCATTGCCCGTGCAGCTATCAGATCAGAATCGGCCATTGCTCGTGCTGAACTCGACAAGCGAATTGCTCTCATTGAAACGAGGATCAAGTGAATGGACTTTTCAAAAATCGGTGGCCTTTTGGCCCAAGTAGCACCAACAGTAGCAACGGCACTTGGTGGTCCCCTCGCCGGACTAGCGGTGAAAACCCTGTCAGAAGCAATGTTTGGCCATCAGGATGCAAGCGAATCCGATGTGTCAGCCGCTCTAATGAACGCCACGCCAGAGCAGTTGCAGAAGCTGAAAGAGACCGACGCCACCTTCAAGTTAAAAATGAAGGAATTGGACATTGACCTTGAGAAGATTGCAGCTGGGGACCGTGACTCTGCACGAAACATGCAGATGCACACGAATGATTGGATTCCCCGTGCAATGGCCATCATGGTCACATTCGGGTTCTTTGGCATCCTGACTTGGCTGCTAACTAAAGGTGTGCCGCCCACGGGATCTGAGACATTGATCTACATGCTCGGTGCGCTTGGAACAGCTTGGACTGGGATTGTGCAGTTTTACTTTGGATCGTCGGCTGGCAGCAAGGCAAAGACCGACGCTATGGTGCAGGGAGAGAAGAAGTGAAAGACAATTTTGAACAGTGCCTCGTTATGCTGCTCAAGCATGAAGGTGGTTACGTCAACAACCCAAAAGATCCGGGCGGCATGACAAACCTTGGCGTGACCAAGCGAGTCTGGGAAGAATACGTTGGACATGCTGTTGACGAAGCAACAATGCGCAGCCTCACCCCTAACATGGTGGCTCCCCTGTATAAGAAAAACTACTGGGATGTTTGCCACTGTGATGACCTTCCTGATGGCGTGGATTATGCCGTGTTCGACCTTGCTGTAAACAGCGGGACACGCCGCGCAGCCAAGACGCTTCAGAAGGCTGCTGGCGTTCCCGACGATGGAGCCATTGGTCCGGCAACTATGAAGGCTGTTTCTGAATGTAATCATCGCAATTTGGCTTTAGATATATGCGAAATGCGCCTAGCTTTCTTGCAAGCACTGCCAACTTGGGATACATTCGGTCGTGGTTGGGGCCGTAGGGTTGCAGAGGTCGAAGAAACTGCAAGTTCCATGATGGCGTAAAGGAACTTTGGCATGACATCCCAGATCGGAATGACATTCAATGAGCTGCAAGGTGATGTAAGAAATTACCTTGAGCGCGGGTATTCTGCCGAAGTTGACCCCATTGTCTATGAACAGATTCCGAGACTGATCACTCTTGCCGAACGTCGCATCTCGCGTGAACTGAAGATCCAAGGATTTCAGGTTGTCACCACATCACAGATGGTGGCTGGGCTTGCCGTATATCCAAAGCCTGACAGGTGGCGCGAAACCATTTCCATGAACTTCGGGACTGGTGCAACATACAATACACGCAATCCCATCTTTCCACGTTCGTATGAATATGTGCGCAACTTCTGGCCTGATGAAACCGTCCAAGCTGCCCCTCAGTTTTACGCCGACTACAACTACACAAACTGGATTTTCGCGGCAACGCCTGACCAGAATTACCCATTTGAAGTCTTGTATTACGAGCTTCCACCGCTTCTCAGCACAGAGCAGCAGACAAACTGGCTGACAGAATATGCTCCGCAGCTCATCCTTTATGGTGCATTGCTGGAGGCAACTCCATTCCTCAAGAACGATGAGCGTATTGGGGTGTGGAAAAACTTTTACGACGATGCCAAAGCCTCTCTCAATACAGAGGACATCAAGAAGATCACAGATCGTTCTACGTCAAGGACGGAGGCTTAAATGAGCGTTTATACAAATGTGTTTGGTGGGTCCACGATCTACCCAAGCAATGTGTCATACTATGCACTGACGCTTAGTTCTGCTGATGTTGTCCTTTCATGGCCGCTTGAGACCAACAATGTCGTTGATATTGCAGCTGCGATTGTTGATGTTAATTGCACGACAAGCGCGAAGAAGATCTTCCTGCCAGATGCAAACCTAGCGTCAACTGGCCAGACAATCCTTTTTAACAATGTCGGAACACAGACCTTCACGATTGTTAATTCGGCAGGGACAACAATTTGCGCTCCGACAACTGGCCAGCTTTGGCAAGTTTATGTCAGCGACAATACAACTGCTGCTGGGGTATGGGTTGCGCTCCAGTATGGCGCAACGGTTGGATCGGGCAATGCTGCTGCCCTTGCTGGTTATGGCATTAAGGCAATCACCACAACGCTCAACCAGTCGATGCCTGTCCTTAATGTCAGCACCAGCTATTCAATCTCATCGGCGCAACGAGCCAGTGTGGTTTTGTGGACGGGTTCCAGCGGAGTTTTGACGCTTGATAATCCTGTCACGGTTGGCAGCGATTGGTTTGTCAATCTTCGCAACCAAGGGACTGGCGTCCTGACTATTGACCCATCTGGGTCTGCAACGATTGATGGGTCTCTGACAAAAGACATCGCCCCAACTGAATCCTGCATCGTATTTTGTGATGGGACCAGCTACTACACAATCGGGTTTGGTCAAAACGTAAATTTTGCGTTTGATTATACCCAGATTGTATTGCCAAGCTCATCATCTCCCAATCCATACACCTACACGCTGTCATCCGCTGAACAAAATCGAATTGCCTATAAGTTCACTGGTGCGCTTAACGCCAACATGAACGTGATCGTTCCACCAACGGTCCAGCAATATTGGGTTGATAATGCTACAACCGGGGCTTTTACCGTCACTATCAAGACAGCATCAGGCAGCGGATATGCAGTTCCTCAGAACTCCCGTGCCATTCTGTATTGTGATGGGACAAATGTTGTTAATGCTGCAACCGCAGGCATATCGACTCCAATTTCGATTGCCAATGGCGGGACAGGAGCGACAACTGCATCGCAAGCCCTCATCAATCTTGGTGGTGGCTCAACTGGTGTTGCTATCTTTGCTACGACAACTCAGGCCGCTGCTCAGACAGCGATGGGCGCATCGACGCTTGGCAAGTCACTCTTTACATCTCCATATGCCATTGCAACCCTTGGTTCAATTACGGGTGGTTCTGGCTATCTTGGGACTGGTAACTATACTGCGGTTGCGCTGACTGGTGGTTCTGGAACGGGGGCAACAGCGAACATCACAGTTGCTGGTGGTGCTGTTACCGTTGTCACTCTTGTTAATGCCGGATCTGGCTATCTTGTTGGCGATACCCTTTCTGCCGCTAATACAAGCATTGGTGGATCTGGTGCTGGGTTCTCAATACCTGTTGCATCGGTTACGGCAACATCGGCAAGATCCACCCTTGATGTTTATTCGACTGCTGAAACTACCAATGTTGCAATCGCTTATGCTGTGGGGCTTGGTGGATAATGACCACAAAACCAGTCAAGATAGCATCACTATCTGGCATTAAACGTGATGGAACCAAATACGAAGGTGACTATTATGTTGATGGCCAATGGTGTCGCTTTCACCGAAAGCTGCCCCGCAAAATGGGCGGCTACAAGCAACTGTCTAACAGCGTCAGTGGAATTGCGACTGGCATATATTCTTGGTCAAACAACAATGTCTTATATCTCCACATAGGAAGCGCAAACTATCTTGAGCAGATCACTGTTGGAATGGATGACTTTGCGACATCCCAGACATATGACAGAACGCCTTTAACATTTACAAAAGATGATAATAATCTTTGGAGTATGGATGCAATTTATGACCCAATCACAGCTTCTGCGGCCCTGATTGCTCATGCTTCTCCTAGTTTGGCTGATATTTCAAGCGATGCGGCGCGTCCTCTTTACGCAGGGCCAATGAACACGACTGATCGGCTTATTGCTATTGGTGGGACATCTCCATCAGTATCAGGCGGTGTGTTGGTGATGCACCCATATCTGACCGCTTATGGCTCCAATGGTTATTTTGCATGGTCATCTCCAGATGACTTGACTGATTGGACCGTGGCTAATGGCGGCGGCGATGCGTATATTACTGCGCAAAAGATAGTTTACGGCATCGTCACTCGTGGTGGCGCGGCCAATTCACCATCAGCTTTGCTGTGGAGTTTGGATAGCGTTCTCCGTGTTTCGTATATCGGTGGGGATCAAACATGGTCATTTGATACCTTAACTGATGAAAGCTCCATCCTATCCCAACAATGCGTCGTTGAATACAACGGCGTTTATTTTTGGGCTGGGGTCGATCAGTTCCTGATGTATAACGGCGTTGTCCGTGAAGTTCCAAATGATCTGAACCTGAATTGGTTCTTTGATAATCTGAACTTTAACCAACGGCAAAAGGTATATTCTTTTAAGGTTCCACGGTGGGGCGAAATTTGGTGGTGCTTCCCATTTGGGGATGCAACAGATTGCACCCATGCTGTAATCTATAATGCGCGTGAACAAACTTGGTATGACACAATTCTTCCGAACTATGGCCGTAGCAATGGCCAATATGCCAAGGTGTTCCAATATCCGCTGATGACTGGAACAACGAGTGTTAATTCCATTCTTGAACTTGGAACGCTTATCCCGGGGTCTGGATATACAAATGGGACATATTACCAAGTTCCTCTAATTTATACCACTGGATCAACATATATTGGTGGGTCAGAGGCAACAGCTAACATTGTCGTATCAGGTGGGGCAGTCACAAGCATTACTCTGGTTAACACTGGCATCAACTATAAGGTTGGAGATATCCTGACTGTTGCATCTTCTGCACTTGGCGGCGGTGGGTCTGGGTTCAAAATTACAGTCAATGCCCTGACAGGCTATTCGCTTTGGATGCACGAAATTGGTGTTGATGAAAACATTGGAAGCCTTGTCACGCCTATCCTGTCCTACTTTGAGACATCTGACATCAGCCTTCCAGCAGCTAATGATTCGCAGAACAAGAGCTTGCGCGTCGTAATGATCGAACCAGACTTTGTTCAGAATGGTGAGATGTCGGTTGAGGTTACAGGCCGCGCCAATGCAAGGTCGCCTGAGATTAGCACTGACCCTCAATACTTCCCTGAAGTCACCGATAATATGCCTGTCCAGAATCAGGTTGTATATTTCAAAACGATCCGCAGACAGATGAGGTTCAAGTTCATCAGCAATGCGGTGGGCGGTGATTATCAGCTGGGGCAGACGTTGGCTCACATTGAGCCAGCAGACGGGACGGTGCTTGGATGATCGGCATTAACCCAATAATGATGGATGTCTTTGAGTGGACCGACAAAATGGCCCCTGAACTCATTAAAAATGGGGGATATTTGGGCCGTCTGGAAGATCCAAAGCAATGGCGGGAATGGGCAAGATCTGTTATGCTTATTAACAATGAGTGGCAGGGATATGTTCCAGATCCATATGAGTTTGACGATTGGCGTGATTGGGCTGAAAGATTGCTCCAAACTGTGACAGGTGAGTAAGATGGTCGATACATTTCCTGTGTCTGTAAATTTCTCTGCTCAACCTGAAAAATATGCCCGTGGCGGTCTGAACGAAGCCGCCAATCGTGTCAGCAAAGCTGGCCAGCATGATGATACCATGATCGTCCACATCAATAAGGACGAATACGAATGGATGAAGCAGCAGTTTGGTGAGCCTAAGATCAACCCGCAGACAGGTGTTCCTGCGTTTAGCTTCTGGGATGATGTCAAAGATTGGGTGGCTCCAGCTGTTGGTATTGGGGCAACTTTGCTTGGGGCTGGCGATTATGTTGGATCAGGCGTCAATGATGCGCTTGGCCTTGGTCTTTCACCGACAGCAACAACAGCGGTTGGAAGTGGATTGCTTGGTGCTGGTGCTGGTCTGTTGACTGGTGGTGGTGCTAAAGCCGCATTGATTGGTGGTCTTGCTGGCGGCGCATCTCCCTACGTCATTAATGCTCTTGGGTTTGGTGCAGCTCCTTCTGTTGGCAGCGCAGCGGCTAATGCTGCAACGACTGCTGGTGGCGTGAAAGATGTAAGCATCGCCGATGCTACTGGGTCCACCGGCGGAAACGCCGGAGCTAATGTTGCTGCAAAAGGTGGAACCAGCATCTTGGACAGCCTTATGGGCGGTAAATCTCCAGACCTTATGAAAATGGCTCCTCTTTTGCTGCTTGGAGCAGCGGCTGCAAGTGGTGGCGGTGGCCATAAAACCTCTATGGCTGGTCAGGAAGATGCCAATGCAGCCAATGCTGGCATGAAAGAACACCTATCAAATGTTCCATTCGAGCGCAAGCAAACTGGATACAAGGCCGATACCAACTATGGTTACGGCCCAGCTCATGCTTTTTTTGAAAACAATAGGCTTCCAGCAGCACAAGGGCGATACGTTCAGGGCGGCGGCACTGGCACATCTGATAGTATCCCTGCCAGATTGTCAGATGGCGAATATGTGATTGATGCTCAAACAGTCTCCATGCTTGGCGATGGTTCGTCTGATGCAGGGGCTAAAAAACTTGACGAAATGCGTGAAAATATACGAAAACATAAAGGCAAAGCATTGGCTCAGGGCAAGTTTGCTCCATCTGCCAAAGGGCCGCTTTCTTATGTGAAAGGAGCTTAACGATGGGTATGCTTGATTTCCTTTTCCAAGGACAAGTTCCTCCTGCTACGACAACATATGGTAACTCAACGACGGGCATCCCGACGTTTATGACTGACTACACGCTTGGCCTTTTGAACAAAGCCAATGCTGTATCAGCAGAGCCATTCCAGTTGTATGGAGGCCCACGCCTCGCTCAGTTCACCCCAGAGCAACAGCAAGCATTTTCCCAGACGCAAAGTTCTGTTGGCCAATATGCTCCTACATTTCAAAATGCTTTGGACACAACGAGCAACGCAATAAAAAACAACAACGCATCTGCCGCTGCCAACCCATTTATTCAACAATCTGGTCAATCTGCTGCGGATGTCGTTGGCGGATATATGAACCCATATATGTCCAATGTGACTGACCAGCTTGCTACTCTTGGGGCAAGAAACCTTAAAGAAAAATTGATGCCAAGCATCAACTCAAACTTCATTCGTGCTGGGCAATATGGCTCAAGCGCAATGCAGGGTGCAGTTGGTAAGGGGTTACGCGATACTCAGGAAGCCGTCCTGAATGAACAAGACAAAGCATTGCAGCAGGGCTACAACAATGCAATGACTGCGGCACAGAGTGATCTTTCCCGCTATGGGAACCTTGGTCAGCTTTCTGGAAACCTTGCTTCTCAGACAGCGCGTGATCAGCTTCAGGCAGCTGGGCAGATGGGAACTCTGGCGAACATGGGCCAGACTGTTAACTTCAAAGATCTTGCCGCTCTTGAAGCTGTCGGTAATACACAGCAACAGCAAGGTCAAAAAAGCCTTGATATGGCTTACAATGACTTCATGCAGCAGCGTGATTATCCCAACCAGCAGCTGTCCATGCTCAACGCACTGATCCGTGGCTTGCCATATGGAACCCAGTCAACTTACCAGAACGTCGGCCCTGCAAGCCAATATGGCGCATCGCCATTGTCGCAGATGATTGGTGGATACTCTCTGTTGAACGCTTTCAGCGGCAAGGCAGAAGGTGGTAAAGTTGATGCTGTGGCAGACATGAAAGCCCCACTTGCTCAGGTAGCAAGCATCGACCCTGATCTGTCCAAGGTCAAATTTGCCAAGGGTGGGCAGAAGAAGCGGAACAACAATCGTCGCTCAAGTCGTGGTCGCGGGAGATAAGTCATGGCCGATTCAATGAATCCCTTGCAGGATCTGTATAACTTCAATAAGCAGCGCGAAGCTATGCTGCAAGAAGCACAGAACAAGCCGCAATCCATGCTGGGCAATGTTGATCCTGTCATGTTGGCGATTGCTGGAGGCATGTTTGCCCCCACCAAGACTGGTGGTTTTGGTGAAAGCATTTCCAATGCGGCCAATGCAGCGGCTGGCCCACTGAGGGCTATCCGTGATCAGCAGACTGCAGCTCAGGATAAGCAAGCGCAACTTAAAGAAGCGACTGCCCGTCTGTGGCTGATGCAGCAGAAGCAAGACAGAGATGCTGAAAACGGCCCAGACAGTGCGGATCTTGCCCGATATACAAATGCTCAAAAAACATATCGTGAAATGTATGGGCTTGATAATCCTTTGCTGATTGATCTAAGAACAGGACAGCCTAAAGCCGGGAAAGAAGATGAATACGCTAAGAGGCTAGAGCAGTATAATACAGCCATGAAACGATATGAGGATATGCTTGCTCAGAAGGGAGCTGGCAGAGGTGCTGGGGCTGGTTCTGGTGCTGGGGCTGGTAGAAGTGGCAATAATTCTCAACCACAATCTTCTGGACAGCCTTTGCAAGAAGGCCAAATCGTATATGATAACAGAGGCGTTCCGCATAAAGTTGTTAATGGCGGGTTTGTTCCGGTTCAGCAGCCAAAAGGTGAGTAATAATGGTCGAGCTTCCTTCAGGATGGTCAGCATCACCCCCCACTGCATATCTGCCTGAAAGATGGTCTGTAAATCCACCTCCTGCTCCTCCTCGTCGCCCGACTGAACAAGCTGAAGCCCCACAGGCTGAAGCTCCTTCATTTACGGAAACTATGGCACAGCCTCCTGTTGCCTATGATCCAATGACGGGTATGCCTATTCCTGCTGCTCCAAGTGTGGAAAACAAGCCTGACCTCACCACAATTCCCGGCGTCGCATACTATAGCGGGGCTGCAAACCTTGGTTCGCAAGACCCTGCCGATGTTGCTGCACTGCAACGTGATCTTGATGCGATTGCGAAACGTGAGGCCGAACGCGCCAAAAATCCGACCAAATTCAGCAAGATCGAAAAAGAGAAGGGCTTCATCGCAGCCGTTCAGGAAGATCCCGGCGGCTTTGCTAAGGAAACAGGGCAAAGCATGGTCGAAGGCATTGTGCCTATGGGTGCTGCTATCGCTGGGACGATGGCTGGTGGTCCGGCTGGTGGTGCTGCGGTTGGTGCATTTTCATTCGGCGCAGATGCCTATGCTCGTGCATTGATTGATCAGACCCGCAAGCGCGGTGGTGATCTCAGTGACGCCGAGCAGTTCAATGCCGTTTATATGAAGAACAAAGCTGACATTGATGCAGCGGCTATGAAGGAAGCTGGCATCTCTGCTGCTCAGGGTGCGCTTTATTCCATGATCCCCGGCGGCGGTGGTCTCAAGGGTATGCTTGGCCGAGTTGGGGTGGCATATCCATCTATCGGGATAACCGGATCTGGCGCAAAGCGTTGGGTCAATGACGAAGAGCCAGCGACCGGAGAAGAGGTTCTCAAAGAATATTTGCAGGGTGTAGCAACCGGATTACCGTTTGAGGCTCCGGGATTGCTCCCCAATGGCGGTGGCCGTCCGAAAGGCCCACCATCAAACCGTTTGCTGGAAGGCCCACAGGGCGGTGGTCGTGGACCTGAAGGTGGTGCGCCACCGGAAGGTGGACCAGCTGGCGGCGGTGCTGCCGAGCAACCACAGGCTCGTAACCAATCCGTCACCGAAGCAGAGATCCTCAAGGGCGGTCAATTCTCTGCCGATGACATCGCCATTATGAGTCCACAGGAACGGGCTGCAACGGCTCGTGATCTTGCACAGCAGGGTGTAAAGCCTGAGTCGCTGACTACCGAAGAATACAACCAGATCTTCAAGCCACGCACGACGGTCGAAGATCTGCTTGATAAGACAGGCAGTAAAAAGGGCTTTGAAGAGCGGAAGAAAAAAGAAACAGAAGAGCGGATGACCCGCCAAGAGATCGAGACAAAGAATGAGTTCTTTGCCGTCTTGAAGGGCGATGGTCTTTCTGCTCAGGAAATTGGCCAGCTCTCTTGGCCTGAAGTGGCTGAACGGGTTCGTGACATCAGAAGGCGTAAAGCCGACAAGCCAATCTCTCTTACCCCCGAAGAGAAGATTGAACTCAACTTGCCTTTGACGAAGGCTGATCAAAAAGCCTTGGACAAAAAGACTCCACCATCCACCCCCCCGGCTGGTGTTGAGGGGCGGGGGCCGGAAACTCCCCCGGCCTCCGTTTCCCCAGAAGGCGGCACAAAGCCAGCGACTCAAACACAAACATCTACAGATACAGGAACAACAACTACGGCTACGGCCACGATTGAGAAACCAGCGACAGATCTTGATGCTCTGGCAGAACAGATCCGTCGGCAGAAGGAAAACGAAGAGCGTGGTGGCCGTCCTATTGATGATGTTGTCAATGAGTTGCCGAGAGACAAGGATGGCAATCCAGATTTAGCCGTCCTTCAGGATGAGATTAAGAAGCGGACGCCCAATGATCGGGGCAATACGCCGTGGGAAAACCTTGCTCCTTGGGTGCAAGATGACATCATCAAAGGGTTGCAGTCGCTTCGCCCACCAGTTCCAGAGGAAACTACCCCACCGGAAACTCCTAATGTTGACGAGCAAAAACCTACCGAAAAGAAGCTGCTTACAGCAGATCTTTTTAACGACATAACTAGCAAAGATCCTCGTATTCAAAGCGTTGAAGCTGATGGTGATGAAGATTATACGGTAACATTAAAAGATGGGTTCTTGTTCCCAAATGGAACAAACACGGAGTATTTTGCTGGACCGACGCACCCATCCAAAACGTCAGATACAGTTGATAGTCTCCAAAACAGTCTTAGCAAAATTACTGGAGCTGAAAAACCGTCTGTTAAAAAGCCGACTGCGGAGCCAGAGACTACACCTGTCGAACATGCGTTTACGTTCAAGACATCCAAAGGCTCTGAGTATGAGATGACAACGGATGGCAAAACCATCCGCAACAAAGCTCCTCGTCCAGAGCATCCCGGCGATGAAGGCATCAAGCCTCAGAGCGAAAAGACTGTGTTTTTGGATCGTAATGGCGCAAATGCACTTGCCCCGCCCGATAACAAAGAGTGGGCAATCGTTGATCATAACGATGGCACTGCAACGCTCGTCACCAAAAACCCTGACGGCAAGTGGGGTGCGTCCCCATCTCAGTCAAAGGTTCCATACACAAACACTCCTGAGATCGGCAAATATCCTCTTGAGTTGTGGAAGGGTGAAAAGACTAAGGTCGTTGATGCAAACGGCAATGTTCCGTCATTCTTTACGACAACCCACTTTGGCAATGAGATTGTTTCGGTAAACCAGTATGCCGAAATGCCTGAGCAACAGAAGCCTCAAGGTGGCAAAGGTGAAACTGCGACTCCAGAAGAAGCCGCTGCACCAGAGGAAACCAAGCCCAAAGAAGAGGAAGCTGTAACACCTCCGACTCCTCCTTCCGAGGAAGAGAAGCCAAAACCCAAGGAAGAAGTAGCAGAAGAAGAAGAAGCTGCCCCCCCTGCCGTTGAGCAGCACAAGGTGGACTATGACTTCTTTGGCCCTAACACCAACAAGATCGACCACATTGCAGGGACGGTTTACCCATATCTTCAAGATGGCAAAGAGTCTGGTCTTGATTTTCTTCAGATGGGAACACTGAGAAACCATCCGAAGATCAAGGGATCTTCTGACAAGGAAATTCAAGAAGGTGTTGAGCTTGCCCTTGTTGTTCTTGCCCGTCAGGTTGCACTGAACGATCCAAGATTGCCTCAATGGATGCAAGCCGACACGCCTCAAGGCAAGTTCGATGTCTTGCAAAAGGTATATGATAGCCAACCAAAGCTCACTGCTCGGACTAGCGAAAGCATTGCCAACCAAGCGTATTCTACGCCGATTCCGCTTGCCTATGTGGCATCCCGCCTTGCTGGAGTTAATTGGGACAAGAGCGTTCTTGAACCTACGGCTGGCAATGGTGCGCTTGTCATTGAGGCCAACCCTGAGCATACGACGGTCAATGAGATCAACCGTGTGCGCCGTGATAATCTCAAAGCCCTTGGGTTTACGAAGATTGAGTCGAAAGATGCGTCAGATTATAACTTTGTCAGAGGAAAGTTTGACGTAGTCATTGCCAATCCACCGTTCGGAGCAGTCAAAGCTGAGAATGGAAGCACCAAATCATTCAACATGGATTGGGTTCGGAATGGCTATCAAACATCTGAGATTGATCATGCCATATCCCATGCTGCATTGGATCACATGGATGCCAATGGCAACGCTGTCCTGATCATAGGCAGCGTTCATCCTATGGCCGTGACGGATAAGGCTAGGTCTGATGCTTACAATGGCAAAGCAAAGCGTGAGTTCTTCAAATCGCTGTATGACAATTACAATGTGACTGATCACTTCACCGTGGCTGGCAAACTGTATGAAAGACAGGGTGCTGCATGGCCTGTTGATGTCATCGTAATCAAGGGTAAGGGCAAATCTGCTTTGCCGCTTCCTGCCGCAAAAGTTCCACCACTCCTCACATCTTGGGAGCAGATTAAGGAGAAGATCCCTAATGAGTCCGAAACAACAACTGTATCAGCACCTTCTGTCTCTGTTTCAGAAACTGGAGGGGAAGGAGCTGGAACAAGAGCAGGATCTAGTGGACGCCCTAATGTTCAAGGGGGGAATACTAACAAGCCGACCAAAACTGAAACCACTGAAGATATTCGTGGCAAACTTGACGTTGAACAACCCGAATCTGGATTGGGCGTTGAACCCGAAGAGCCTGAAGATGGCACTTCAGAGCAAAAGTCCGAGCGATTCAATAAACTGGCTAATACCAAACGAGCCGAACTGAAGCACGAAGAGGAAACTGAAACACAGCTTCCTTACATACCGAAGGCTCAACAATCTGCTGGATTGGGGACTCTTGCTCCGGCCAATATGAAGTCGGCAATGGAATATGCCCTTGATGCTTTGGAAGATAAGCGCGGGGATATTGATGCTTTCGTTGCAGATCGTTTGAAATATAAGCCAGAGGAACTGGAAAAGTATTTTTCAGGAGAGCAGATCGACGCCCTTGCTTTGGCGATTGATAACCTTGAGAAAGGCGCAGGGTTCATCATTGGCGACCAGACAGGAATCGGTAAAGGCCGTATCAATGCTGGCATCATTCGCTATGCCTTGATCAATAAGTTGACCCCAATCTTTGTCACCGAGAGGGATAACCTTTACAAAGATATGTGGCGAGATATGTCGGATGACGAAGGTATTGGTTTACCAAAATACCTTGGCCGCGACCCCAAAATCCTTATGACAAATGTCAGTCCACCAATCGACCTAGATGATAAGGAGGATGGAAAAAAACTTACCACCCCGCCAAATCAGGAAAAGATTTTCAGGGATGCAATCGAAGCAAAAAAGCTACCCGGATATGATATAATTTTTACCACATATTCGCAGATGCAAACGGTTAAAGGGCAAACCACCTTGCGCCGCGATTTTTTGCATAGCATGGCTAGTAGCTCAATCCTCATTTTAGATGAGAGCCATAATGCTGGTGGGGCAGGTGCGGCAGCTAGGAAAGAAGAGGGACCACTTAACAGGGCTGACTTTTCCCGTGAACTTGCGCAGCTCTCGCAAGGAACATTTTACTCATCGGCAACATTTGCAAAGCGTCCAGACGTTATGGATCTTTATGCAAAAACTGATATGGGCCTTGCAGTTGGAAACATCAAAGATCTTCCAGAGTTGCTGACAAGAGGCGGTGTGCCTTTGATGTCTGTGCTTTCGGCAACGCTTGCCAAGGCTGGGCAATATATGCGCCGAGAGAGAACTTTTGCTGGCGTGAAATATGATGCAAAGTTAGTTGGTGTGGATGAGGAAATCTATAATGATTTTTCTCGTTCAATGGGGCTTATCAACACATTCTCAAGGTATGCTAAAGAATCTGCACAACTTATATCTGAAGAAGTCAGGGCAGACGCAGAGTCAGTAAGTCCTGATGGATCTACAGGTGGGGCAGGAGCAGAATCGACAAACTTTACGTCGATTATGCACAATCTCATTAACCAGCTTTTGCTGGCGATGAAGGCAAAACCATCTGTCGAAATTGCCCTCAAGGCCATTGAGGACGGGCAGAAGCCAGTTTTGACTGTTGCCAATACGATGGAAACATTCTTAAAAAAAACGGCTGATGACCTTGGCTTGTCTATTGGTGATACGGTTGAGCTGACATTTGGAGATTTGCTTCTCCGGTATCTTGATCGGACAAGGACTATCACTATCAAACCGCCTTACATGAAGAAGGGTGAAAAAGGCAGAAAGCATTATTTGACGGACGAAGATCTTGGCCAATGGGGTGTCGAGGCATACGATCATGCTAGAAACCTTATTGAAAGCATTGACTTTGGAGATCTGACAATTTCTCCGATTGACTTCATTAAGTATGGGTTGGAGAAAAAGGGTTATAAGGTTGGTGAAATAACTGGACGCCAAGTTATCCTTGACTATAGCGGCGGTGATGGCAAAAAACGGACTGGCCAAAATAAGTTTGGCGCACCTGTCCTTGCTACCCGTCCGGGGAACGCAACAACTGCAAGAGGCAAAAACAAAACAATCTCTGACTTTAATAGCGGAGAATTGGATGCGATTGTCATTAATAAGTCTGGATCGACTGGCCTTTCCCTTCACGCAAAACAGGGATTCAAGGATGTTCGTCAGCGTCATATGATTATCGTTCAGCCAAACGAAAACATTGACACTCACATGCAGACACTTGGTCGTGTTCACCGAACAGGTCAGGTCATTGTTCCTGAATACACTCAAATGGTTGCCGACATTCCGGCAGAAAAACGTCCTGCTGCTGTGCTTGCAAAGAAAATGGCATCACTCAATGCCATTACGACGTCAGCCCGTAAGAGCGCGTTGACCGCTGAGAATATTCCAGATTTCTTGAATGAGTATGGTGATCTGGTTGCATATCAATTTATGCAGGATAACCCTGAAATACCTATAAGGCTTGATATTGATATTCGGGAAAACTACGAAGGCGACAGGCGACAAGGGGTGCAACAGGATGTAGAAAATCTTATGGCTAGGCTTACTGGCCGTATTCCGTTGCTGGAAATCCATGATCAGAAAGCTATCTACGAAGATCTTGAGGCCAGATATGCAGATCTTCTTGCCCAGCTTGAGCTGCAAGGAATTAGCACCTTGGAAGCCAAGAGCCTTGATCTCAAGGCGAAGATCATTGAAAGTGCTGTTGCTCGTGATTCAACGGGAGATAGCCCGTTTTCCGATGCTGTTGTCTACGGGCTTTATAACGTGAACCGCCTTGGCAAGCCCATCACAGCAAGAGATGCAATCAATAAGGTTCTTGACGAGCAAGGGATGGGTAGCTTTGCACAGCAAGTTTCTTTCCCAAAAGTTTCGTTCAAAAAGTTTGACCTTAAAGACGTATCTGGTTGGTCTGACGAGGACTATCTTACCAAAGCTCAAGCATTTGAACGGAATGATGTAACTGCACTAAACGATCTTAATAATATGTTTGTCAAAAAACATATTGATTTGATCAAGGAATACCGGGAAAAATTTAATGGTTACGTTAAAGAATCCCTTGATGACCTTAAGGATCCAGATAGCAAAACAAGAGTTAAAGATAAACTTGATACGCAAGAAAGATTCTTTTTGGCATTTGCCAAAATGCTTGTTCCCGGTCGGCGAGTTCGCGTAACATTGCCATCCGGCGAAACTGGACAATCTTTGATCGTAGGGTTCAAGACATCTGATAGGTCGATGAACCCCTTTGTTCCGAGCAACTGGACGGTGACATTGGCGTTCCCGTCTGGATCTCCGATAATGAATATCAAGTTGAGCCAGATGCAGGCTGGTGGAGAGTCCGAAGAGAGAGTTGTTATAAATGATTTAGACCGGAACCGAGTCACCGATAAGGCTGAATCGTTTGTCGAAACATTTGACATGCTTGCCAAGGGCGGAGCCAAAGAACGTCGTGTTATTATTTCAGGGAATATCCTTGCTGGGTTTGATATTAATCGTGGCCAAGGACAGATCATCAACTTCACAACAGAAGATGGTAGCATTAAACAAGGGATCTTGCTTCCTCGCAAAATTAAATCTCTTGAAGATGCTCTGAAGATAACAAAGACTAAAATAAAGACAGTAGCTGATCTAAAAGCTGCCGTTAATAGTGCGCCAAAGAAATTTATTGTAAGTAGCGATGACGCATCTGTTCTTATCAAACAGGAATATACCGGGTATCAGGTTAGCGTTAACAGTGCAAAATCTAAAGGCGGCGCATATTACCTTGATGGAAAATTAAGGGAAATTCTTGGAGGCTCTGGGTTTTACTCAAACGGCAGAAAAATGACCACGCCTTATATCTCCAGAGATAAAGCGGATCAATTTTTTGAGCGGATACTTGAGATTGGAGCCAACTTCGAGGGTGCTGCCAATGTTAACAAAACCTCATATTCGGTATTACGTCCTGCGCTTAAAACCGAAACAGCCCATGTGATCCCTGAAGCCTACAAAGAGTTTGAAGGCATCATCAAAAGGACACTGGGTGAGAAGGCCCGTGTGACGTTCGTAGATCAGATCAAAATCACGGACTCACAGGCTGCGATGGATTCCGGTGGCGAGTTGGACGATTTTGCTTCTGGTTCGCATGATCGCCTGACGAACATGATCTATCTGGCCACAAGCCTTGAGCATGGTGCATCGCTTCCTGATGCGACATACCATGAAGCATGGCACTCTCTTGAGGATAAATTGACCCCTGAAGAGCGGAAGATCATTGCTGATGCTCGTCCTGAAAATAACCGCCTTGTTGCTCGGTATTACGGTGTTCCTCTTGAAAAGATTGAAGCCCTGTCAACGTCAGAGCAAGATGCCTATGCAATGGGGATGTTTGGGGCCAAGACTGATGATAACATGCCCACTGGCGGAATGGGCCGTGATTTATGGAATGTATTCCACAAAGTCTGGATGACCTATCGTCGGTTCCGTAATGTCGTAAACAAGCTATTCGGCAAGAAAAGCATGGACTCGATCTTCAATGACTTCTATGTCGGCGGCATGGCTGATCGTCTGGATATGGAAGCCGATGTCATGGCCGATAAGATGGGCGTCAAGACCTCGGATCTTGCCTATATGGCATTGCGTCAAAAGAAAAAGGTGCAGCCTAGTTACGAAGTCCACGAGGACACTCTTAAATCAGAATTGATGTATGGCCTCGTTAATAAGTATAACGACATCTCTATGATCCAACGTGCCATTGAGAAGGCGCGTGGCTCTAAGCTGCCTGAGACAATGGATGTTGAGATGGCAACTGGCCTGTTCAACAATCGTGTCATTGCCCGTCAGGAACAGGTCTGGGACAAAGAGCTTCAGCCATTGCTGGATGAGATGGCAAAGCTGAAACTCAATGAAGATGATCTGGCTCGGTTCCTGTATGCCCGTCATGCTCCAGAACGTAATGCTAAGATGGCAAAGCGTGATCCTGTCCGATTCCCTCATGGTGGATCAGGCATGGAGAATGATGATGCAGAGGCCATTCTTGATGACTTCAAAAGCAGGGGCTTATACAAAACACTGTCCATTTTGGATAGGGACTATATCCGTCCCCTGATTGAAAATGATCTTGATGAACGTCTTGCTGCTGGTCTGCTGACACAAGATCAATACGATGATTATACAAAACCTTACGATGAAGGTGGATATGATCACTATGTGCCGTTGCGCGGTTATGCCGAGCAGGATGCAGACGCAAAAGAAAATATTAGTAGGCTTGGCCGTGGGTTCAGCGTATCAGGCAAGGAATATAAGGCTGCTATGGGCCGCAAGAGCGAAGCCTATAATCCATTCCAGAACCTGATCCAGCAGCGTATGGATGGCATCGTTCGTCAGGAAAAGAACAGGGTTGACCGCGCTCTTTATCTCCTGATCAAGAACCATCCAAATGTAGATTTTGCGGAGATCCTCGACAGCAAAAATATGCCGATGGTCAAATACCTTGCGGCAGATGGCACTGTCCGTCAGCGTCCTGATACCAGCATTTATCGGGCTGAAGTTACTATCCCGTTCAAGATCAGCGGTGAAAGCCGTTACATCGTGTTCAATGATGAGAACCCTGCAATGGTTCGCTTGGTCAAATCATTGAAGAATCTTCCAAATGATTCGCCATCGAAGCTGGCCAAATTCACGTTTGAGATTGGCCGCTTCATGTCAAAGATCAATACAGCATGGGTTCCAGACTTCTTCCTAACCAACTTCCCACGCGATTTGCAGGACGCAATGATTGCCCTGTATGGAACCAAGGAAGGGTTCGCCACCAACTTCATGACTGAACTGGCTGGTGCAGGGAAGATCATTGCCAAAGCCGAAACGGTTGGCGGGTTAAGCACACAAGACAAAGCTCTTTATGATGAGTGGGTCTTAAGCGGTGGCCGCTTGGAGTATGGTGGCTTTGAAAACTTAGATAAGGTTCAGAGCAAAATCAGCCGTGAAATGTTCAAAGCCTTCTATGACAAGAAAACTGTCAACGAGAAGATCATGAACGGCATGATGGAGTCTGGGCGTCTAACCATTGCAGCTTTGGAAAAGACAAACCAGATCTTTGAAAACACCGTTCGCTTTGCCGTCTATCTTGCAGCTCGGAAGGGTGGATATACAAAGGGACAGGCTGCTGATCTGTCTCTCAACGCCACTGTTAACTTCCAGAAGAAGGGCGCATGGATGCCGGGCCTTAACGCCATCAAGCCGTTCTTGTCGGCTGGTGTTGGTGGTATCCGCAACTTTGCGCGGCTCTTGATGTCCAAGAGGTTCCGTAGGGCTTTGTATGGAATAATTTTCTTAGCTTTCCTGACTGGCCTTCTTGGCGTCTGGATGAATGATGATGACGAAAATGAACCCGGCAAAAACACTTACTACACTCAGGTTAAAGGCTGGGAACGCTCGAAGAATGTCATCATCCCAATCAAGAACAAGGATGGAGGCTTCTACAAATTTAATCTTGGCTTCTTGCTCAACTCAGCATGGAACATCGGCGACTATATGGCGGCGGTGTCCACTGGGAACATGACACCGAACGAAGCAGCGGTTGAAATTGCTGCAAGTGCGGTTGATTCATTCAACCCAATGAGCCAAGGATCTTTCTGGTCTGCAATCTTGCCACTTGGTGTTCAGCAAATCGTGCAGCTCTCTGTCAACAAGGATGCTTTTGGCAATCGCATCCACCCAGAGGCAGGGACAAAGAACGCAGAGAAGCCAGCATCTGAGCAATATTCCAGCAAAACTCCAAACTGGACGGTTGATCTTGCAAGCTGGCTGAACCGGATGACTGGTGGCGATGAGTTCGAGAAGGGTAAAATTGATCTTTATCCGGGAACCATTGACTATTGGGCAAAGAGCCTTGCTGGTCAGACTGGTCAGTTTGTTCAACGCACATACAAGTCTATCAATGAAGGTCTTGAAGGAATCCCAACTCCCTTTGAAGAATCTCCGCTGCTTCGGCGTCTTGTTACAAAATCAGCTGGCATCAATGAAGGTGCTTACTATGACAAGCGCAAAGAGATCTTCGCCAAAGAGCAGCTGCTCAACAGCGCATGGGAGGAACTTCATACAAGCGGAAGCCCTGCGGCAGAGCGCAAGGTTGATCAGCTGACCGAAGAACTTGGGATGAGGACATCTGGCAATAGCCTTGTTCGCAAGAACAGCCTCCCAGATATTATTCGGAAGAATGATCAGGTTCTCAATGATATGCGTGATACCATCGCCAACATCAAAGGAGACGATACACTGTCTCCTCTGGCGAAGAAGAAGCAGATCACCGAGATCGAGGATACGATGAAGGAACAGATGGGGGCGACTCGGTATGCCATCAATTCGATGAAGAATGTCGAGAAGTCCCCGCTGCAAAGGCTGAAAGAAGCCTACAGCAGATAAAAATAAACCCCCGTCAGGATACGCCCGACGGGGGTTTTGCGCATTATAGGCTATGCCTTGAGTGCATTATAACTCAATTAGGGCATAAAAGTAAACTGGACGGCCTCTGGATGCCTTTTTAGGGTCTGTCGGCTGTCGTTTAGCAAGCCCAGCCCCGCAAAGATCGCGGAGCCGTTTGGATATAGCCTGACGGCTTAACCCCTTTATGTGTGGTTTTGCATCGGTGACACAGAAGGGTGCGCCACCGAACGCATCATAGAGAGCCAGATAATCTCGGATGTGCGTAACAGTAGGGTCTAAGTCTAGAGCCTTACGGACGATTTCGAGATCTAGCTTGTGCATCTTTGGGTATGCTTTCCGGTTTGATTAGAGGATCGCGCTGCTGCTTTGCACTGTCGTAAACGACGATGGAGCATCCGGCGGAGAAGCATCCAACCATGATGGCCGCAGCGGCAAGTAATGCTTTATATCCTGAGTGCGCCATGATTCAAACTCCTGTGTTTTGTCATTGATGACAAGCCATTCCAAGGGCAGCTGAGACCCGTGGTTGATAACAAGAATAGCAATCGCTCTTCCGTTTGGGGTTCTGACAACCATTGATGGATTAAGCTGAAGCATTTTGGACCTCATTCAGTTTGGCTTCGACTTCTGCGGTAAACGCATCGTTTGAACGTGATGGAATATCAACCAGCTGTGCTGCAATAGCCTGATATGCAGCAGAGTCAACCCAAGAATCTTTATTGCTTGAGTCATGCGCCAAACGCGCTTGTTTAACAGCTGACATGATCAAAGCCACATCGTAGGGCGTGATGTTCTTGTTGGTGGTCACGCTGGCAATGATAGCAGCACGGGTAAAACTAGTTCTGATGTCACCATAGTCCTTGCCCCGTCCACTGATTGTCTGCTGTGCTGTGGCCAAAATTTCTTGCGTGTTCATTAATCTTGTTCCTTTCGTAGAACGACTTGTCCATTCATTTTCCGCTTCCATTTGCTGTTCTTCCCAGCTGGAAGCGGCGTCCGTGACTGTTTTAATCCAAGAGTGTTCACCTTTTGACGTTTGGCTTTCGCCGCTGTCTGGTGGTCCACCTTCGTCTTTTCCGTTGCGCAGCCTATACAGGTTAACCTCACATTATCTTCAGTATCACTCCCACCTAGTTCCAAAGCTCGGACATGCTCAAAGATGAATTTGCCCGGCCTGAGCTTGACTTCGCACATCATGCACTTGCCATGCTCTCTCTCCCAAATTGATAATTTTACCCTTGGTGATAGCCTCCCCCGTTTGGTAGTTCCCATATCCTCAACTTCAGCCATCTATCTTCTCCTGAAGTATCTGCATGTCTCTTAGTTCATGCTGCGGCAAGGTGTGCAAAGGGACACCATTGTCTGCCAGCTTTCTAGGCTCTGTCTTGTGTAGGATGCTCCCCCACTGCCAGCCAAGAAGGACTGCCCTGTCTGTTTCAACGAAATACCGAGCCAAACAGTAAATGTCTGCCTTGTTGCGCTTAGGCTCGGCAACAAGGTTATAAGGTTTTTTGCTGGTCTTGACGTTGATCGTATACCGACGGCCTTCAATTATAACAAAAGAATCCTCGCCGCCATCACCGAAAAACTTGGTCTCAAACGAGGGTAGGTTTCTGGTAAATTCACCCAAAGCAATTTCCCCTGCTATCCAAACGCGCACATAGTCATCAGACCACACCCGCCCAGCAAAAGTAGGGTTGCGCTCCATATCGGCTTTGAGGCGAAAAACAATCTCTTCCTTGTTCATTGCTGCATGGTCACGATGCACTCGTTGAGCATCTTGCGCATGGTCTGAGCCAAGCTGGTGATGACAACCTGATGCTTCTGGGGAGGTATCGTTGTCGCAATGAGCGAAACCATCGTGATCAGACATGCCTCAATGACAAGATGATGCGGCATATCCTCGGTTGACTTGGCCAGCTCCGACACTGCTTTCAGCAGCTTTGTCCGTTCGCCCAAGTCTATAATCTTATCCTGATCAAACATCTCACCGCTCATAGCTTCCTCCAGTTTGTTACAACAATCTTCACCAACACCGCCGCACCAACCCATAACGTGACGAACAATGGCGCGGCCATAAGGATCGTCAGCACATCAATCTCTGTCATTTGATCAACACCGATACTTTTATGTTGTGATACATCTCAGCGGCCTTCTTGCGTAAGCGATAAGCCGCATCCTTTGCAGTCCCAGAGGATTTCAGTTCCTCGATCACCTCTACGCCATCCTTTTTATAACGAAAGTCTGCCGTGTAGGTGCAGAACAAGCCTTCCTTGGTTCCGTCTTTGCTAGACAGCATCACCGGAAACTTAGGCTGCAACTCAAGATCCGATATGATCTGCGCCCTGATACCAACCTTTAGTTCGGCATAACGGTTCATCTCCTTTTTGGATGCGAACACATGGCCGTCCATTGTGCGAAGCTCTGGCGCAACAACACCGAATCGGTTTGCTGATTTGCGCTTACTCTGAAACCCAGTCATAGCGGTATCTCAATTTCTTCAGGGTCGGCTGGTCTCGGCATCCATTTGATCGGCTTCATGTCGCTCAGTATTTTATCCACCTCACCCCAGCTCAACTGCCATGCGCCTTCCTCTTCGTCATACCATCCTTCTTGAATGGACCCAGAATATCTGGTCAACTTGAAGAACAGCAGGATCTCCGTTCCATCCTTCGGTGCGGTATCCATAGGACGCCACATTTCAAGGGCTTCCCATGCTTCTCGGTGAAGAGGATCACCGTGGAATGAATGGGCTGACTTCAGTCTATCAATAAGGTCCATTGCGCTTTCCTTTCACATGCTGGATATTTTTTTGCAGTTATATCAACCAAGACAACAATGGTGATGGCGATAAATACAACCAATGCTGCGGCCACCAATGATAAAACAAGGGTCTCTACAAGTTTGAACATTTTTTACCTCTGCCGCAAAAAGGCACTTGATTTAAGAATTAAACTAGCATAAAAAAAATATATCGCAACCCCGCGATATGAAAAAACTGGAGAAAACCACATGGCAACGACACATTTTATGAACGTCAAGGACGTTCGGGTCGAGATCCACGAAATGCCAACGCTAAACCGCACAGCCCTGCACATCCTGATCGACACTGTTCCCTACACTGGTGAGACCTCGCATGAGGAAGCCGTTATAATGTGGAATGGCGACAAGGATAGCTTGCTTAAAAAGCTCGGCATGGAAGCCCCACAGGTGCGGGATGACGGGTGACTTCGTTTTCGGAGTTGTCATCGGTGTGTTCAGCAGCATAGCGGGATACACACTAGTATGTATTTACAAAGCGCATTTCGGAGAGTGACATGCAACTTGGTTTGACAAAGGAACAGCAAGAGTTCCGTATGAACGTGATTGGCGGCTCGGAAGCCAATATCTTGATGGGCGGAGATGATGTTAAGATCCTGCATTTATGGCGGCAGAAGATTGGCGAAGTTGGACCAGATGATCTTAGCGACATCCTGCCTGTCCAAATGGGCCTGTTTACTGAGCCGCTCAATCGGTATTGGTATGAGAAGCAAACAGGTCATGTGATCACCAATATCAACGAAACCCGCATCAGCATGGACTATCCGTTCATGGGATGCACTCTTGACGGCTTGACTTATAAGGGCCGAGCAGTCTGGGATGCGAAGCACACAAGCGCGTTCTCTAAGACTGAAGAAGTAATCCAAAGGTATAAGCCGCAGATGTTCCACAACATGATTTGCTGCGGTTTGGATGCGGCTGTCATTTCAGTGTTTTATGGCAACCATAAGTGGGAAGAGATCGACATTGAATGGGATGAAGATTACGCCCAAAGCCTTATCTCTCTCGAAGAAGAGTTCTGGTTCAATGTCCAGAACAAGATCGAGCCTGTGATTGTTGCGCCAAAGTATGACGGTCCCGTCGAGCGCAAGGTCGATATGACTGGCAACAATTCGTGGGCATCAGCGGCTTCCGAATTCCTCAAGACGTTGCCGATAGCCAAGACACATGAGTCATCGAAGAAGCTGATCAAGGAATTGATCGAGCCAGACGTCAAGGAAGCATACGGTCACGGTATCATCGCATCTCGCGCATCGAACGGGGCCATAACCATCAAAGGTGCAAAATGAGAACCTCAGAAGCAATCAATGAAATCGCTGCGGCTCTTGCCAAAGCACAGGCTGAAGTGAAGAACCCATCCTTCAATCGGGTTAACCCACACTTTAAGTCGAAGTATGCTGATCTGGGCGAGGTGCTGAGTGCAGTCCGTCCAGCCCTGTCGAAGCATGGCATCTCAATCATGCAGATGACGGATGTTACCGATACAGGGATTGTCCTGCATACCCGTCTCACTCACTCTGGTGGTCAGTGGATCGAGGGTGTCTATCCTGTCAGCCCAATGGGAACGCATCAGCAAATGGGTGCAGCCTTGACCTACGCCAAGCGTCAGGCTCTGTCGGCAATCGTCGGTGTTGCTGGTGAGGACGATACCGATGGCGAGGACACCAAAGACGTTGATACCAAAGGTGTTAAGCCAAAGGCTCCAGTCCCAACAAAAGTGATCACAATGCTTAGTTCCGCTGATAGCGAGGTTGCATTGGAGAATATGGCCAAAGAGCTTGAGGATTGCAAAACCAAGCAGAACCTTCAGGCATGGGCGACAAAGTGGCGTGACATCAAGCAGACACTCACAACGGAACATGCCAAGGTGATCACTGATCTTTGGACGCACACCCAGACACAGGTCAACGCTGCTGCTAATGGGGGAGGCGCAGCGTAATGAGCGGGAGCGCGATTATCATGCGCCGCAAGGGCGCAAGGCTAGAGCCTGTCACCGAGGTGGATCGGGAGCTGTTGCTAGACATTCCCGAGGGTGCAGATCTTACCGTAAAGGTGTCGCGCTCCCGCAGCCCCCGCCAGCACAGATTGTTCTGGGCTTTGTTGCAGTTGGTAGTGGACAATCACGAATATTACCAACGACCAGAGCAGCTGCTGGAATGGATGAAGGTCAGGCTTGGCTATGTCGATGAGACGGTCTGGCATGACAAACAGGTCTGGTTCAAAACCCGCTCGATTAGCTTCGCCGCTATGGGACAGGACCAATTCAAGGAATTTTTCACTCGTGCTGTCGATGTCATTACAACGGATGTCATTCCCGAAATGGATAAAGAGGCATTGTTTAATGAGATCTCCACAATGATGGGCGAAAACATGAGGGCTTACTATGTCAATGCAAAACCCGTGGACGATAGGAGAAATTAACATAGCCGTTGAGATGGCCAAGGAGGGGAAGAGTGCAAGGGCCATTTCAGAGGCATTGACTGGGAGAACTAGGAACTCCGTGATTGGATTACTGCATCGAAGGAAAATCCAGATGAGTATCTTCAAGTCAAAGCCTTACCCGACGAAGCCACCCAAGGTGGAACGGAAGAAAACTGTCACCCTGTCAACAGAGCCGCCACCCAAGATATTCACCCCCAAGATTAAGGACGATATTGTTTACGGCAGGGTTAAACTATTGGATGCTGACAAATCTCAGTGTCGGTTTATCGAAGGGAAAGACCTGACATTCGTATGCGGTGATCCTGTCCACCTTGGTTCGAGCTGGTGTGAGTGTCACTACAAGCGTGTGTTCACACCAGAGTCGGTTGCCAAGGCTGTCTCGGTCGAGATCAAAAGACTGAAGCTGATGAACCAATGGAAAGATAGACAAAGTTTCTAAAAACAAACCATAAAGGAAAACCACTATAATGAGACGCAGGGGAGAGCTTTAATGGCCCGAATTAGGACGATAAAGCCCGAGTTTTGGACGAGCGAACAGGTGATGAATTGCAGCCCAACCAGTCGGCTGCTCTTCATTGGGTCGTGGAACTTTGCCGACGATAAGGGCCGTATGACCCTGAGTGAGAAGAAACTGAAGGCACAGATCTTCCCATCCGACGATATATCGCTGGATGAAATTCACAGAATGGTCTTGGAATTGGCTGAGAACGATCTGATAACTTTATATAGCGTTGAAAACATTGACTATATCCAGATCAATGGGTGGAAGCACCAGCGCATTGACAAGCCTCAAAGGTCTCGGTATCCAAACATTCTTGGAACATTCGACGAAGATTCCACGAATGGTAAACGAATGGTAGGCTTAGGAATGGAATGGAATGGAAGGGATAAGAACCAGCAAAGGGTAGAATAGAACTTATAAGTAAGAGTAGGGAAACCACGGCAGGACAAAACCACATGGCGTATCACGAGCTAAGGGACTACCAAGAGGCAGGGATAGCAAATCTGCGAACTGCTCTTGCTGAAGGCCACAACCGCATCATGTTCCAGTTGCCAACGGGTGCTGGCAAGACAGCGACAGCGGCATCCATCATTCGATCAGCCATCGGCAAGGGCAAGACCGTGATCTTTACGGTTCCCGCACTGAGCCTGATCACCCAAACCATCGAGAGCTTTCGCGGTGACGATATTTACGACATCGGCGTGATGCAGGGCAATCACGAGATGACTGACCCTGATCAGCCTGTGCAGATCTGCTCGGTGCAGACGCTGACACGCAGGAAGATCCCCAAGGCTGATCTTGTGATCATCGACGAAGCCCATGTCGTGTTCAAACTCTACGAACAATGGTTCAACGATCCTGAGTGGGCAAATGTTCCCATCATTGGCCTGAGCGCGACGCCGTGGACCAAGGGATTGGGCAAACTGTATTCCAAGCTGGTGATCGGCACGACCACACAGGAACTGATCGACAAGGAGATCCTGTCACCGTTTCGTGCGTTCGCCCCATCCCATGTCGATCTGAGCAATGTCAAAACCGTTGCTGGTGATTACGATCTTGAAGAGCTGGGCGACACGATGAACAAGCCCAAGCTGGTTGCCGATATTGTCGAGACATGGTTGACCAAGGCAGAATACCGCCCGACGCTGGTCTATGCGGTCAATCGCGCCCATGCTGCAAACATTGCGGATGCGTTCAACAAGGCTGGCATCCCCTGCGGATACATGGACGGAACCACACCCATCGAAGATCGTGACATCATGTGTAATCGGTTCAGGCGCGGTGAACTGCGGATTATCGCCAATGTCGGTGTGCTGACCACTGGGGTCGATCTGCCGTTTGTGTCTTGTCTTGTGCTGGCCCGACCGACAAAGAGCGAGATGCTCTATGTGCAGATCATGGGCCGAGGCTTACGCCGAGCCAATGGCAAGACTGATTGCATGATCCTCGATCATTCCGACACGACGCTGCGGCTGGGGTTTGTTACCGACATTCACCACACCAAGCTGAACACTGGCAAGAAGGATGAGGCCAGCAAGAGCAAAGAACGCGACGAACCATTGCCGAAAGAATGTCCTAGCTGCACGTTCCTGAAACCCGCTCGGCTCAGGGTCTGCCCGAATTGCGGGTTCGAGCCTAAAGCACCGTCGAATGTCGTTAACATTGATGGAACTCTGGCCGAAGTGAAGGGCAAGGGGAAGAACAAGACCTACGAAGGCACACTCACCCCGTTTGACGAGCAGGAAAAATATTACCGCGAACTGAAGGGCATCGCCAAGCAGAAGGGATACAAGAGCGGCTGGGCCTATCATCAATTCAAGGATAGGTTCAAGACCTCACCCAACGAGACGTTCATCCAGATCCCGCTGGAACCATCGTTGCAGACAATCAATTACGTCAAACATGCGTGGATCAAGCGGCGCAAGGCTGTCGGCTCGAACAACTGGGTCCGCAAGTAATGGATACGGTCGAGGCTGCGAGAGGCAGATGGTTTGGCATCCTGACCCACTTCGGGATCGACGGCAAATATCTGCAAAAGAAGCATGGCCCCTGCCCGAACTGCGGGGGCAAGGATCGGTTTATCTGGGACAACAAGGAAGATCGAGGCACGTTCTACTGCAATCAATGCGGCGCAGGAAGCGGCTTCACATTGCTGTCCAAGGTGAAAGGATGGACAACGGTCGAAACAATGCACAAGGTGCGCGAGATCCTTGGAACAGTGGAGAGACGGGTGAACGACAAGCCAGAGGTGACAGACCAGCAAAAGAGAGAGGCTCTCAATAAGACATGGAAAGCCAGCCAGCCCATTTCAGAGGGTGACCCAGTGTGGTTGTATCTGAAAAGCAGAACTGGCCACCAGTGGGCTTCTAATGCGCTTCGATACCATGCCGAACTGTGGCATCCAGAGGAAAAGCAAACCTTCCCTGCGATGGTTGCCAAGGTTGCTGACCTAGACAACAAGCCCGTGAGTATTCACCGAACATTCTTGGACTTGTCTGGGAATAAAGCACAGATCAGCAAGACCAAGATGATCATGAGCAGCACGATACCAGACGGCGCAGCCATCAGGCTCATGCCATACCAGCATGTTATTGGCGTGGCAGAGGGGATCGAGACGGCATTGTCGGCGCATGTGATCTTCGGCATACCTGTCTGGGCAACGATCAGCGCGTCTATCATGGCGAAGTGGACACCCCCGTCGGGAGTGGAGCGCGTGGTGATCTTTGCCGATAATGATCGGAACTTTGTCGGCCAGCTAGCGGCGTATCGGCTCGGCTGGAACCTAGTGAAAACTGGATTGGATGTTGTTGTCGCTACACCGAATGTGACGGGAGCAGACTGGAATGACATAATCAAATTGGGCGACCTTGCTACTGTGAGGCATGAGAGCTATATCTCGCACCCTAAAGCCTTTCGTCTCAAGCCAGATTGATTGAGGCGATGAAAAGCCCCCCGCGAGTTTGTGGTGATCTCGCGGGGGGCAACGATCAGAGTAGGTTGTGAGAGGCTAGGATTGCCACCCACTTCGGTATCGGTGACGCACCACTGATCCAGCGGCGCACCGTTCGATCCGAAATGTTATATTCCTTGGCTAACTGCACCTGAGTTTTGTTTTTGTCGCTGAGATAGTCTTTCAATTCTTTAATGGTCACGGCTTGATCCTTTTTATGTAAGACGCTCGATCACAGGATTGTTTTGGATCAGGACAGCACCGAGGCGGTTGCGCTGCCCGACCATTTTCAAGGCAAGTTGCATGGCAAGGATCAGATCCGCTGCCAAGCCACCGCTTAACCCGTATGTATCTTCGATCTCAACATCATCCAATGAATAGACGGCTGCGTTTCGATCTGCATCCTCGTAAGACGAATAATTCTCGCTATCGTATATTTTTATGTGTCTCGACATTGTGGTTTTCCTTGTCTGCTATCTGGGTTGTAGTAACGGGTTTTTTCGTGTGGATCATCCGTGATTTCGCGGATGAACAGGATCGCGTCTGGCCCGTATTGTTTACGGATCGAACGATGGTGAGGCGCGAGTGTTTCCACCCGCGACCCATCTTTGAAGGTTACCAAGAACCATTTCATCAGCCGAATACGCACATGATGAATAGCATCAGGCTCGACCAGATGACGAACCCCGCGCAGTTGGCGAGATCGATCAGAAAATCTTCAAAGCGTTGTGACATTGGTTTCTCCTAACATGGCCTTACAGTCGGCGACTAATTGATTACCCTGCACGTCGAGATCATCCCAGAATTTGTCGATGATCGCGTCGATCTCAGCCATTTGTTGCAGACTATCTTCGTAAACGTCGAGGCAGGATTTCAGATCGTGTTCTGCCGCGAATTTCTGCATTTCCTTAATGTGCATCCGCGCCCGACGGAAGGCAGACTGGATCGTTAAAGAGTGCATCGGCTTTAGTGTGATTTCATACTTCATTAGTGGTTTTCCTTTCGTTTACTGACGGCCTCGTCAGACCCCGCTTGACGGGATGACTGGGGATTGCTCCCCAGTTTCGGCCTATTCGTATGTTGGCTTTCGATCTGGCCAGTGCCGAGGATAACCCTCGAACACCACCGGAACGTAGCGGCCTTCGCTTAACACGCTGTTAATATCGGGCTTGCCCTCATTGAGCGCGTCGCATATTTTTTCGAGGTCATAGGCATATTCCTCGGCTGCGTCTCTAATGATGAACCCTTGGACCAGATTGGCATGTTCATCGGAAGGTATACCGCATCCGTAATACCATCCCCCTTCCTCTGGCCCACCGTAAGCACGATCAGCTAGGCATATGGCGACTGTAAACATGGCGATCCCCTTACGCTGCTGCTTGATCTTGATCGGGCTGTGGCTTGGGAGCCTTGGCCCATTCGGTATTAGGAAATGGTCGATCCCCCCTGATCGGCATGATCACGCCGAACCAATCGTATATGTTGCCACCGTTCAGGTTGACCACCGCAGGATCCAGCCCGTTGTAGTGAACCGTGATCGAAGGCTTGCTATCATCAGAGACTATTTTGACGGCTTTGACGAAATCCAGCAGATAGGCTGGGTTGTATTGCGC